AGTACTGTCACTTTACCAAGTGGAATACCTTTATAAAAGTCATTTGAGATTAACTTGTTTAGACAGTAGTTACCTGTTGAGATCCATGTGTTTGGATCACGAAATCCCACAGACATGCCTGGGACAGCTTTCGTAATACTCTTACGGAATTTTGAAGCATCAAATGCTTTAGCCATAATAGACTCCTAATAAAAATTTGTGAAAGTAGGAGAGCAATTAATGCTCTCCCAATTGACTATTAATTAGTCTGATTTACGAGAACGGATCATTGCAAGAATGTCTGATGCATCTTTTCCTGCGCCAGTATCTGCTGATGCAGTTGCCGCTACAGGCGTTGCCTCAGCCGCTACTTCTGCATCTGATTTAAATGGAATATCATCCTCTACTGCCGCTTGAGCCGCTACAGGTGCTGCTGCAGGAGCTGTTGGAGCTGCAGGTGCAGTCTGTGTTGCAGTTCGTGTAGTTGAAGAGTCGTTTTTCACTGCATTCTCTGGAACATCAAGCCCATATGGCTTAAAGAAGTTACCCCAACGTTGTGGATCATATAGTTCACCATCTACTGATGCTTCAAACATTTCCATAATCACTTGCATTTCTTCTGCTGAAGGACGCTTTGGCAAGTAGTCGTTTAGATCATTAAGACCATGTGCTTCGATTGCTTGACGCTCTTCTTCATTCAATGAGCGTTCTTTACGAGCCCAATTAGATGTAGAGTAATCTGCATACTGTCCTTTTTGAGTCTTAGTCAAACGGAAGTCTGTTCCTGCATCGTAGTCTGTAGGAAGATTTTCCATATCAGGATCCATAAGTGCTGATTTCAACAACTTAAAGATTTGTGGACCGATCACGAAACGACGGATAGGATTCTCTGGTGATTCTTCATTCAGTGGATTTTGTACAACAAACCCTTGGAAGATATATGAACGTTTCTTCCAGTACTTACGACCCAAGTCTTCCATTGCTGGATCTTTGAACCATGGACGAATTTCTGCGTGTACAGGACACGTATCGCCCCACATTTCAATGCATGGAACTTGTACTTGAATAGGTTTCTGTTCTCCACCAACAACACCTGCGAAAGGCATTTTGATTACTTGACGCTCACGCCAAAAGAATACATTTTCTGAAGAATCATCAGGTAAGAAGCGAATAGTCGCTGTACTATCATTGTCCATATTCCAGAACGGATAGATTGCATCTGTACCACGTGATTGATTTGAATTATTTTCTGCTTTGTTTTCTTGTGCCAGCAATTTTGCACGGATTTCTGCTAGTGTAGCCATGTTAGTTTTTCCTTTATGTTAGCCTATGTTAGCCATGTTAGTTTTATATTAGCCTAGTTGTGTTATAAACACATCCTCTCTAGAGCATGTACTTATAATACTACATCTATTTAGCAAAGTCAAGTGTTATTTACATAAAAAAAGCGCCCCTAAGGACGCTTTTTTACAATTAATTTTATGTGTAATTTATAATGGGATATCAAATCCAGCAAATGCTTCTCCAAGCATCGCATCAAACTTTGCATCCAATGTTGTATTTTCTTCTACGTGTTCAACTGTCTGCTTTGACAATTTAAGTAATTGTCCTGCTAACTTCACATCCTGCTCATCAAGTGATTGAGGATCGTTACGCATAGATGTTGCAAAATTATTTAAGAATGATGTGAGTTGTGCCGCTCTATCATGTCCTTTATTTTTACGTCTAGTATCTTCTGTTGTGTCAACATCAACTGTTTCAGCAAGATCATTGAATTGCTGTGCCATTGTTTCTAGCTTGCTTTCTGGAAGAACTTCTTCATCTGTTTTCTTAACTGCTCCAACTTCTACTGCTTCTACACTCTTTTGTCTGAAAGAAATTGTATTTGTTTCAGATTCGATAATAGATGCTACACGCTGTGTTTGTACTGCACGATTATTTTCTGTTTCTTCTTCGTTTACACGATGTACTAATGGTAGAATATCTTTTAGTGATTCTTCAAATGTTGATTTTGTAAACTTAGATACATAATCATTCACTGTATCTTCTGCAAGTTCTTCTTCTTGATTCTTCTCATTAAGAGCCATCGACTCTACAAATGAAGTGTATCCTTTTGTGCCTTGAATACGTTTGATAGATTCTTTAATCGATTCCATCTTTTGCTTTACGTTAGCAACAATAGAACGATTGCTTTCGTTTACAAGACCCTGCTTGTTTACAATGTTCATAAATTCTTTTAGTTTTGATAAGTTTGTTGAATGTTCAACAATCGCTTCGCCAACCATATCACTTGGTACACCACCGTGTGCAACGTGTCTAGCCATAGCTCTCGCACCATTCAAATGTTTATGTGGATACTTAAAGCGTTCGCCATCTGCATTCTCAATAAAGATAGCTGAGATATTACGTGAACGTGAACCTCTTTGCTCTTCATTTACTGGATTACGATGCTTTACGATTAGCTTTACGTTTTCTAGTGTTTGGCGACTTGTGCGTGATGAACCGCTTAGTGGGGTTAATCCCTCGTTAAATACGTCACTCATAGTCTGCTCCTTGTTTTTTTCTATTTCATATGCATAATTTTTTGGTTCGATATGCTTGCCGAACGTTCTAATATCAAAATCGATCATGTTTGTTCGTGCAATAGTTCTCATTGTTTTAATAAGTCTACTAATACGTTCATCATCGATATCAGTTGTTTCGCCTAAATGTAGTTTTATTTCTTCAGAGTCATCTTGTAAATGAACCATTAGATTTGGATCTTCTACATAGAAGTAACGAGCCTCACTTGGGTCTGCTACACTCTTACCATTTGACGAATCAAACATCTTTACTTGAAAGCCATAACCTTGTATGATCTTCATAGTTTTTTCAGCAATGCTGTTATAATTAATAGCCATAATAATGTTTCCTTTTTAGTATTTATCAAAATACCATAGGAAGTGGTTCATCATAGTCTGCATCGCTGTCTAAACTTTCTCCCAATAATGATTCATATTGATCATCGAACCTTGATATAACTTGTATCTGTCTCACGCATAATAATGTTGCTGACACTAAGTCATCTGTCTCACCTAACTTTGCTTCGTAGCTTCGTCCTCTTGCTACAAATGTTTTAAACTCTCTTATAAGATTTTTACTCAGAGGTGTCATCTTATCAGACTCAATCCAAGACTTCATCTTCATACATCCAGTTATTTTACTCTTATGTGTAGTAGTAAAGCCTTTACGTATTGCTCTAGACGATCCTCGCTTCTTTGGTTCATGCAAAAACTCGCCCGGAAACTTATCTTCGTCCATTTCTTCAATGAGAATAAGCGTTGCTTCACCCAGCGAGTTATTTTCAACTGACCAATAGATATCAGGTGCTTTATTACCAAGATCACGCATTTCATCTTTGATTTCAGTCAGTATTTCATGTAGAATACGTACTTGTCCACGCATATCAGTTTTATTATGCATCCATTCAGCAACCTGTCTCATCTCAGGTAAGCTCCAAACTTGGATAGCGGCATTATCTCCGCCTGTTCCCATAGATGGGTCTAGTCCTACTACATATGTTGCATCTTTCTTAATAGGTTCATACCAGCGTACTTGTCCAGTCTTTTTTAAAGGTTCCATACCTTTAAAGTATGATAACTTAACACTATCTATTAGGGTTTCATCGAATGCAACAAATTCACATTCATGTTCACGTAAAAAACGTTCAATTCCCACACGTCCCTTTTCTTCTGATGCCCATTTGTCATCTCTATCAGGATGTTGATTCCAAATAGCTTTGTATGCTCTAAAGCCATTGACTCCTACTTCTGTTTTGTTACCGTACTCATCTAATGTCTTCAGTCCACCTTGCCAAATAAGAGCAAATTGGTCATCATCTAAGTTAGGAGTAGATGTGATGATAGCTTTACCACCAGTAGCTAGTGTAGGAGAGATAGATGTCCAGAACTCTTTAGCGATAGTAGGCCTAACGAATGCAAACTCATCTGCGTAAAGCAATGAGATAGACAAACCACGTCCAGTGTTCTCTGTAGTAGCTTGTGCAATGATACGTGAACCATTATCGAACTCAATTGACCCTTTATTGTATGATACAACCCCACATCTAATATGATCTGGGCATAATTCATATGCATATCTAATTCTGTGCATAATCTCTTGCGCACCTGAATATTTGTGTGCTGCAATAAGGATAGTTTGGTCAGGCACAAACATACCATACCATAACAAGTAGCCAGCTGCTGTGGTAGACTTACCCATCTGGCGTCCAAGCATTGAAATACTATAGCGATAATTGTGATATGAGTTTACTAACTCATCCTGATATGAATATGCTTTATATATCATACTACCTTTAGTAGGATGTTGGATTGTAAAATAATTGTTAAGAAAGTAATAAGGATCAAAGCAGTTACTAAATTCTAGTAACTGTGCATCTGAATATTCAGTCTTTGCATATGCTTTTTTTGTTAAATCTGCCATGAGTTATTTTCTCGGTCTCTCCATATTTGCAAATCTAGGCAATCGTGTCGCATAACTTTTTTCTGCTATTGCACCAGTTAGGGAAACTCTGATGTTATCTCCCGCATCACTATCTACTCGATTTATACCATGTACTACGCCTGCTTTAATCAATACTAAACGATTTGGCTTAGGACTAACGAATGTACCGAAGCCTTTATCAATTATTGATTTAAATTTATCAGATTGTTCAAACATTTCCATTGGGCTTTCTAAGTCTGCGTAACTATCATAATGTACAGTACCCTCTTTTAACGGCAATACTTGTTCAAAGTCTACGCTACCTTCTGGTAAGACCAACAGCGTGGAGTCCCAATTTGCTTGCCAATTTTTATGTAGATAATATGTATATGTACTAAAT